AGCGCCAGTTTCTGGGCTGTCACGTGAGGATGACGAGGCAATCGCCGATGAAATGGGCGAGTGGCTGGGGGACATTATCTGATGGCTCTCAAGTCCGGCAGCAAGTCGCTACGCGCAGCAATTCGAGACACGATCGAGTGTGAGATCCCAAGCTTCGCCACCGTCTCCACTCATGGCGGGAAACTCACACAGGCGGATCTTGAGAACTATGCGCACCGCTTGCCCGCGCTTTTGGTGACTGTGAATGGGCATGGTGAAATCGGACACGAGGGCGGGCAACGTTACGCGATCGCCAATATTGAATGTTGGATCCTAACTAAGGATACCCCGCAACTCAGACGAGACGAGGCGGCCCTAGACTTCGCGGATCTCGTTATCAAGGAAGCCGTTTTGAATGCCTGGGGCTTCACGTGTGGGATCCAACGTCCGTTCAATATGAAATCACGCAACCACTTCCACCCGAAGCTAGATGAATGCGGCGTGAATCTGTGGGTGATTGCTTGGACGCAAAAGATAGATCTCGAGCTCGTGGACGTCGCAACCCTAGATGCATTTGAAGATGTGCAAGCCGACTACCCGATTAGCGAAACCACGGATGACACGCAGGACCTTATCGTTTTGGAGCAACCATAATGCTACCTCGCATCTTCCTAAAGCCGACCACTGATCCATCAGTCAAAGACCCCAAGACGATGGCCCGCATGCCCCAAGAGGGTGCCTGGTATCCGCAGAACTCTTACTGGGTTCGCAGGATCAAGGGCGGCGACGTTATCGCCATTCTGAATCCTCCCAAAGATCCGAAGCCACCCAAAGCGAAAGCCGAAGTTGAAGCTAAGAAAGGGTCCAAGTAATGACTATTGCCTTCAATTCGATTCCCCTAGATGTCCGGACGTTTGGTCAATTTGTCGAATTCGACAACACTCGAGCGGTTCAGGGCACCCCGTTGCAGCCACATGTTGCGCTGATCATTGCACAGAAACTCGCGGCCGGTTCGATTGCGGCTGAGATTCCCACTGCGGTTCCAAGCTCGTCTCTAGGTGAGACCTATTTCGGCGCGGGTTCGCACATTGCCGAAATGATCCGAGTGTTCAAGCTGAACAATCCGACAACGGAGCTTTTCGCGATTGCGTTGGATGATGGCGGCGGGGCTACTGCCGGAACTCAGACGGTCACGATCACAGGCCCGGCTACTGAAGACGGCGAGCTTGTGCTGTACATCGGTGGCCGTCGGGTCGTTACCGCTGTTACTGATGGTGACACAGCCACCGTAGTGGGTGCCGCAATGTCGGCGGCGGTTGCCGCTCATACCGACTTCGGCCGCATGCCATTCACCGTTGCGGACGCGGTTGGGGTCGTAACGTACACCGCGCGCAATTTGGGAACCATCTCAAACGGGATCGATATTCGAGTCAATTTCAACCAAGGCGAGGTTACCCCCGCGGGCCTGACTGTCGTGATTGCTGCAGGCGTAACCGGAGCAACCGATCCGGCTATGTCGGATGCGATCGCCGCAATGGCAGCCAAGCAATACAACACGATCATCAGCTCCCTGGCCGATGCAACGTCAATGACTGCGATGGAGGCGGAGCTACTCACCCGATGGGGCCCCCTGATTCAACAGGAAGGTCAGTTTTTCGTAGGCGCTACCGGCACACAGTCTGCGCTGACGGTCATTGGCAATGCGCGCAACTCACAATTCTCAACGGTGTTTGAGGTGGGTGGAATCGTCACGGGTAGCCCGACCCCGGTTTATTTAGCGGCTGCCGCAGCGGGTGCCGTCGACGCATTTCAAACCGGAGTAGATCCGGCTCGGCCTAGGCAGACCCTGCCCTTGCTTGATGTCCTGCCCCCGGAGGAATCTGATCGGTTCACTCAAACGGAGCAAAACATTCTCCTGACCGATGGGATCGCAACTCACTACACGGACAACGGTGGGGTTGTTCGTATCCAGCGCTTGATCACAACGTGGCAAACCAATGCACTGGCCCTGCCCGATGTGTCCTATCTGGATATCACCACACTTCGAAACCTAGCGTTTATCCGGTTTGCCGTTAGGGCTCGCGTCGCGGCTAGGTTTCCGCGTCACAAGCTGGCGGATGATGGCACTGCGTTTGGTCCGGGTCAGAAGGTTGTTACGCCTACCATTATGAAGTCCACGATCCTTGCTCTGTTTAAGGAACTTGAGGCGCTCGGTTTGGTTGAGGGATTCACGCAATTCAAAACCGAGATCATTGTTGAACGCAGCTCGACGGATGTTAACCGCATCGACACCTTGTTGCCGTTCGACCTAATCAACCAGTTCCGCGTACTCGCCGGACAAATCCAGTTCCTACTCTAGGAGATTGAACCATGGGACAGGTCACAGGAATCGTCAAAATTTACGTGAACGGCACGCTTCAACGTTCCAAGGAGGGCGCTAAGCTTGTCTTTGGCGGGAAGGAGCGGACCCCTCAGGTAGGCCACAGCGTCTACGGGTTCAGTGAGAAGGTGGTTGCATCGCAATTGGAATATACATTGGCTCATCTTTCGGATGATGATTTGATTGCGCTCAACGATACCACTGAGGCAGAGGTGAAATTTGAAACAGACACCGGAATTAGTTTCCTTGTCACCAATGCTTTCACTTCCAAACCGATTGAGTTGACGTCGGGAGAGGGAGAGGTGTCGGTTGAAATGATGGGCGATCCGGCTGAACAAGAGTAAAAGAGTCCAAAAGAGTCCAAAAGAGGAAAGATCAGACCATGACCACACCGGAACTAGCAGTGATGCCGCAACAAGAGATCGACGCAGAAGATGAAACGCGCGATGATGCCTATAAAGCCAAATACGGCGAACACTGGGATCAAGTCGTCGAAAACGATGATGGCTCATTGACCGTTGATCTCTACCGCCCCAAAATAATCAAGGGCAAAGAGTTCAAATTCGTAGACTTCAAAGCGGAGCCCACCGGCGCTGATGTTCTCGCGAGTCAACAGCAAGGCAAAGACACACTCGAGCAAACTGAGATTCTAGTTGAGAGAATGACCGGGATTGACCGGAAAAACTTTCGACAACTGCACTCTGCAGACTATTTGATGATAGCGACTATAGCGGGCATCCACATGGGAAACGCATCCCGGATCGCTGGGAAGAGCAGCTAAGCGATCTGGCTTACCATTACGGATGGTCCCCCGCTATTGTGCTCGCTATGACGTTCCCCGAAGTCAGTTTTTGGAGAAATGAACTCTACCGCATTGTAGGGACTGAAGATGGCGGATCTACAAGTAAGTTTAGTTCTAAGGGCCGTCGATAGAGCCTCCGCTGCACTCAATCGAATCAAGAACGGCTTCAAGGGACTGACTGCCGCCGGTAGCGAAGCACAGCGATCCTTCAAACTAGCAGCAAATGTTAGGCAGGCAGCGGTGGCTGTTCAGGGATTCGCTCGCGTAGCCCGGCGCGCAGTAGCGGCGCCTGTAAATGCGTTTGAGTCATTTGAGGCGAAAATGCTCCGCGTCAAAGGATTGAGCAAAGCAACCGATCAAGATTTTGCGAGGCTTACCGCGAAAGCCATAGAGCTAGGAGGGGCCGTCGGTGAATTTTCAGCCGAGCAAGTCGCGGGGGGTATGATTGAGTTTGCGATAGCCGGTACCGAAGTTGATGATGTTATGGCTGCGCTTCGCCCTACGTTGGATCTTTCAACCGCAGCCGGAGTGTCTCTCGCGAGATCTGTTGACGTTGTAACGTCTACACTAGGACAATTTGGATTAGAGGCCGATCAGACCCAGAAGGTTGCGGATATATTGTCCGCTACGTTTACCGGGTCTAAAACGACACTAGACACTGTTGCCGAAACATTCAAATTCGTTGCGCCGCTGGCCAAAGAGGCGGGTCTTGAGATTGAACAAGTTGCAAAACTAACGGGCACATTAGGTCAGTCCGGGATTGATGCAAGTCTTGCGGGCACTGCATTAAAAGGTTTTCTCTTCGGCATCACGGGACCGACGCCTAAGGCGCGTAGGGCATTAGACTTCTTGAACGTGTCCTTTAGGGAAACAAAAGACGGCGTTACTAAGCTCAAAGATCCGATCCAAATCATGAAAGAGTTGGGAGGTGCACTGGATAAGCTTCCCAAGCCTGACAAGATACCGGCACTCAAGGCTATCTTTGATAAACGATCCGCTACGGGCATAGCGGCGCTAATTGCGTCCGTCAAAACGGACAAGTTTGCAAAGTTTGCCGGCGAGGTCGACAACGCAGAGGGAAGCCTAACTAAACTCACGGACACAATCCGGGAAAGCAGCATCAATCAAACCGAGCAAATGACGTCAGCCATGGATAACCTCGGGATAGAGGTTGGCTCTAACATGTCTCCCATCCTGAATCGACTCAAGGCGCTGGTTAGAGACATGGCGATCGGCATTACACAGTGGGCAAAAGAACATCCCGCCCTGACCAAAGCGATCGCCGTCGGGACCATAGCGGTTGCCGGGATCACAACAGTCTTAGGCGGTGCCCTGATCGCGCTCTCAACTGTGATCGCCGGAGTTGCTGCGCTCAAGATCGGTTTAGCTTTGGGGCTTATCCCCTCGCTGGGCGGGGTCATTATTGCATTTAAGGGCGCTGCAATTGCTGCCCTAGCTTCGGTACCTACTTTCGCTGCCGCGGCAGTATCGGCTGGCGGGATGGCTATCGCGGTAGGGACTGTGTTGGTTCCGGTGCTAGCGGTTACTGTTGCGCTAGCCTCCCTTGCCAATCTGATCTTTGTGGTCAACGAAAACTGGGATGATCTCAAGGCCTCGTTTGAGGGCAGCGGGTTTTTCAAGAACCTACTCGATAAACTCCCCGGGGGACGGTTCGACCAAATCGATGATGCACAGCAACGCGCGATAGCGTTTGACCGAGTGCAACAGGCCCGGCAGCAACGTATCGACGCCGGAGTTGCCGTTACCGCAGAACAGGAAGAGAAGTTTCGCAGGCTCCGACGAGAGAACGTCGCCGACCTTGAAACGCTGGGCATTGCGCCGATCGCCCGATCGGATCGGAACGCTCGCCTGGTGGTCGATGTTCGGGGCAGGGATGGTGCTAGCGCGGAAGTGGTCGAGTCCGAGGCGGGTGGTGGGATTGATCTGGACGTCGCTTCCGGCGGAACGGCCTTAGGGGATTAAATGGGCTGGCGTGAACGACTACCTGTAGACGGTCTCGGTTCCTTTCGTGGCGTCGGGTTCCTGATCGGCGTTGTGAAAACGGGCCTAGGCCGTAAAACCGTGACCCATGAGTTCCCAGGCAACCCCCTTCCCTTTGTTGAGGACCTAGGCAAGCGCCCGTTGCGCACCACGTTCAACGCGTTCCTTGTGGGCGATGATTACGATCTAGACCGCAACGACTTGATCGCAGCCTTTGAGGAGGAAGGCCCGGGCC